CGTGTCCAAAATGATCACCTGCCCCGGGGTCCGACCCGTACAAAATCTGGTCTTCGTTCTCTTTCCATACCTTGTACGGTGTAATCGTCCCACCCGTAACATTACTACTCAACGCAAAGTTCGTCGCACCCTTAATTTCCGCGGAATACGTCCCCGTATACGCAATGTACACGTTCGAAATCGTCCCTAAATCGTACGTGTTCGATTCGTACTTTAACTTATACGTCGAGTCGGTATCTGCGCCGGTAAACGTCAGTTTATTGTATGTGTCGAAGTTTAGGGAAGGAGCTGCAGAGTATCCGGGTAAACTCATTGAAGGTGTTATACTTCCCGAACTTATATCTGTATTCTTACTTCCTATATCGTCACCTATGGTATCCTTATGGAACCTCAAGTAGTGAATTCTATCAGTCGTTTCGTTCGCCGCACCCCCTATTTGCCCGTTGTTATATAAAGTTGTACGCCAACTCTCTGTAGTTGCCTTATTACCCTCGTATACGGAAAAATCGGTAATAGAATTATCATTCGTGGGCATATCAAAAAACACGTATCGCCATGAAGCACCGATGGTATTACTACCATTATCGTGATAATCAAATTCAGGTAAATACATACTATGATTATTACCATTTGATTCGTATGTAAATATATAGAAGTTCCATTTTGTTTCATCGAATCCAGATGGTAAATTCTCCCAATACGTGTATTGAGAACCAGCTGAAGGTGAATACGTCCATCCTCGTAAACGATCTGTACCGTCTGAAAACGTCCTGAATGTACCAAATACATAACTACTACCGTCAGAGTTAGGAGATAACCTTATAGTATAACCGTTGTTATCATTTGAATGTTTATACCAACAACATATAGTTACTTGTCTATCACTAGACGAACCGTAATCGAGATACGCTGACGAAGTTTGGATAACACTTCGGTAATTTCCGAGTGGGTTCGTTGCTACGGTCCCCACAACAGTACTATCTAACGCGAACGCGTCCGACCCTTTCATTTCCGCCGTATACGTCCCCGCACTTTCTATGTATATGTTCGTTGCCGTTCCTATATCGTACGTCGTCGTCGATTCGGCACCCGTAGGTAACACGTGGAGTTTGGACGTTGGGTTCGTTATACCCGAAAGACTCAGTTTATTGTACGTGTCGAAACTTATGAAATCGGGGATCGCGTTCGTATACGTATAAATCGCACCATAGTTCGTACCGGCGTTATCGTCACCCATCGCCGCTACAACAAACCTATCCTTTACCGTTTTAGCTAAACCAGTACCACCTCCAAAAAAATCGTTTGAGTCTTGTGAAGAACTCGGATTAAGTAGAGTTTGTGTAAGTGTCCAAGTTGACTCCGATTTAGTATAAAGTAGCGCGTGACCGCCGGTGGATAAGGCTCCAGAAGAGTCCCGCGTGTGACCAAAAAGTGCCATTGTCCCATCGTATGATAATGCAACTTTATCTGTACCGTAAAGTTCTGTTTTTGACAGTATACCACTTACAGAAGCGGACCATGAACCATTACCAGCTCTTTCGTAAATTGCACCGTTTCCAGAGTCACCACCCTTAATACACACTGTTTCACCCGCCGAATCTGTACTCAAAGATGCGGGCCAATAGCCACTAAATGACGATTCACTTATAATTTCAGTTTCGGTTCCCCAACTTCCACCGGAATAATTCGATTCCCAAACTTTGTGAGAGCTTCGATCGCCCATAAAACATCGCGTACCGTCACCGTTCATGGATACGCCAGATCCTCTTCTAGAAAAGTTTTTTTCGGAACTCCATGAACCACCCGAAAGTCTATATATCCATGTATTATTACTACTATTACCTGAACCAATAATAACAACGTCACCCGCTTTATTACAGTCTACGGCAGATACTTCCCCATTTATAGTTCCAGGGGAAATAGAATAAGTACCACTAGCCGACGTATCCCATGCCCCGGACGAATAGTCCCATATTCTAACAAATCCCAAATTTTGCGAATCCAACTGCGGACTGACTGCAAATACGCGCGTACCGGCTTCGTTCATGGCAACTTGTGAACCCAATCTAGTTCCACCATCCCACGTTTGTTTTAGTACCCACGACCCACTTTCCAAATGGTATAACCAAACTCGACCGTTTGAATCGGTATAGTGTGCGTTACCAACAACCATACGCGTACCGTCTGCGCTCATATCTATAGAATTACCATAACCACCTTGAGCAGCATCCCCGTTACTGTACCCGGCGTTCGTACCGGCATCCAAAACCTGGTCCTGTTTTTCATAACCCGCCATCGTACTCGCAATCGCACCCACCGTCACATTCGAAAAGTACGCCACGTTCGAACTCGTATCGAACGTTAAGCTTGCGTATTCACCTTGTTTTTCGATGGTTATGTCACTCGTGAGTGTGCCGATATCGTATACGTTCGACCCGTAGGCGAGTTTGGAGGACGTGTATGTTGGTGTGTTCGTCAGTGACAATTTGTTATAGTTGTCGAAGGTGAGACCGGCTACCGGAGTTATCTCGTATATGTACGCGGCGCCTGCACTCGCACCTTTTGTACTTTCACCGTATGCACCCGCTACAAAAGATGATCCATCGTTATTAACTCCGACGTAGATCCCTAACCTATCACCCGCTGCTGCATCACTCGCTACAACTTTTTTAACCTCGGTCCACGTTGTCCCCGACCGTTCGAATATGTAAGCCGCACCCGCATTCGCACCACCTGTACCTTCTTGGTGTGCACCCACAACCAGAACGTTTGGTGTCATACTTATACCCGAGGCAAACCGCATACTCGATGTCTTATCACTCGCCTCGAGTGTAGCTTCAAGAGTCCAATCATTTGTACCTGAATGTTTAAACACATAAACTTGACCCGCATCAGATGTCCCACCGGGATCATCAGCATCACTACCTATGGCCACATACCCATCTGTAATTGATAACCTTTCACTAAAAGCATCATTACTAGCTGGATTAGGGTTTGATATAACAGTGTGGTTTCCCCATGTCGTTCCTGACCTTTTGTATACATGTGCACGTCCTCTTAAATCGCTACCAGATCTTTTTCCACTTAGAACGACATAATCACCGTATATACTTACATGTGTACCAACGTTTTCGTCACTGGCACCCGGGTTAAGTTTTTGTTGTTGAGACCACGAAGTTCCATTACGGTAAAATATATAACCAGCACCCGAATTGGTTGGACCATCGTCTAGTTGTGCACCAACAACTGCATAGTCTCCGTGAACACTCACACTTATACCAAATTTATCATCCGTCGCTAAATCATCCGAAACAATAGAACTTTCTAAACTCCACGTTTCACCCGAACGTGTATATATATAAGCTTTACCCGTGTTATCATTTGTTCCATGTTTATACGCACCAACAATTATAGTATCTTCGTGTATATCAACAGCTCCATATCCACTAAAATAATCGTTTGCACCTTCACCAGAAATTTTCTGTTTAAACGTCCACGAACCACTTTCTTTTTTGTATATGTAGATAGCACCTTGTGTATTACTCTCCCCTTCAAAACTCCCAACAACTATATAACTACCCCACATAGCGCACGATCTACCAAAATTATTATTTGCAGATCCATCACTCGCGTACAAAATCTGGTCTTCGTTTGATTTCCAACTTTTTGTTGGTGTTATATTCCCCGTCACCTCGACCTCGTTCGTCTTATAGTCGATGCCGCAAATTTGTAAATCGGCGCGGTAGGTTCCGGGTTGGGTTATGTAAAAGTTTCTCGTTTTTGTGTATGGGAATAAGTAAACATTACCTGTAGCATTATCTTGTGTTGGTCCAGATATAACCAAATCAGTTTCGGACGATGAAATAGAACGCCCAAAAAAATCATTTGCGCCTATATCACTCGGGTATATTATCTTTATTTCAGACCACGTATCACCGGTTCTTTGAAACAAGTACGCAGCACCCGCATTAGCCCCTTTAGCGTTATCGTACGAAGCCCCAATTATAAGCGTATCATCACTTATAAAATTTATACCATTGTCACCACCGAATTTAGCAGTCGTCGAAGAATTACTCGCGGTAAGTTTTTGTTGTTGTGTCCATGTTGTTCCCGATCGTTTAAATATATACGCTGCACCTGTATCTGAATTTTGATAAGGTGCACCTACACACGCATAATCTCCAAATATGTCACCGTTTTGTCCAAACCAGTCAGTACCGACGAGATCATCCGGTGTTATTTGTGCTTGTTGAGTAAACGTTCCACCATTATTAGTGTATATGTAAGCTGTACCCTTGAGAGAGTTTACACCTCGCGCACCTATAAGTAAATCCGTATCCGATAATTTTACAAAACACCCAAATAAATCAGAATCCGTACCTGTCGTAAGTAATTGAGTTTGTGACCACGTTCCGTTTGATAACGTAAATACATACGCACCACTTACTTGACCAGTTCCCACAACTGCATAATTACCTTTACTAGTAACACTAATACCAAAATGATCACCTGCCGTTGCATCACTTGCAGTTAATGTTTGTGTGTTTGTCCATGTCGTTCCAGATCTTTTATATACAAGAACTTCACCTGCATTAGCACCGGCATCATCGCCGTATCTCACACCGGCCATTACATAGTCACCGCTGATTGCAACTGCCGCCATGTAATCACCGGTAGTCGCCGATTGAAATGAATTTTGTAAAGACCAAGTTGTTCCTGAACGATGGTATATATAAACTTTACCATTATCACTGCTGCTATCGTAATAACTATCAGTTATAGCTAAATAATCACCGTCTATAGATACACCCGACCCAAAATTACCAGTGGCTTCACCAGTCAATTTAGTTTCGTTATTAAAATCTATTCTAGGAGATTGTGGAATTTCATAACTCGTCTCGCCTTTATACAAAACGACGTTCGACACGTACTCCAAAGACCCACCACTTAAATATAGTTTATTCGCATTATCGTACACCAATAAAACGTCCGCCGCGAGTGGGTAATCCACGAGACCCGTCACGGCTGCTAATACGATTTTAAAGACGAGCCAATTTGATAAAAACATGCTCGGCCTGCTCTATTACTGTTACACGACAAAACTTTTTAAAATGTGGGACACACTTTTTAAAAAAGCTGTTAAAATACAAAGCAAATGCCTTACCACTTGGCCACACGAGCTCGTTAGAGAAATATGCTCGCGACAGGGATCGAACCTGCGAATCGTTTGCTAAATTTGTAAATACACGTTTAAAAACGTTTCAGCTTCGTGTTTCGTTCTGAACGTTCCCAAATGTTTATGTTTATATTTAACATACCATGTATTTCTCGAAGCATGTATACATCCAACAGTTCTTTTATTTGAACCTAAAGGTTTAACAAAGTTTTCTGGATCTTTCGTATATTCTTTTAAAACATTTATAACTTCTTCTTTAGTTTTAAACGAACCCTTTGATAAATAAATGGTTTTATTATTAATTGTTATTCTCGGTACATAATTATTACCTCTCATAAGTACATAACCCAAATACCCGTTTTTATGTAAATTGTAATTTGACATACCCTTAGATATATGGGTTTTTAGTGTTTGTGATAATTTCTTTTTATTGTTTCCACCTGAACTACAATTGTATCCATTTGGTGCTAATGAATTGTATTCCCTTATCCAATATATTTCTCTTTCGTCGAGTATTTCATCAGGTATTTCTTCGATGACTTCATATTTCATTTCATCTCCATACTTATCTATAGCTCTTTTAAGTAATGTACAGTTCGTACTACTTTTTTTGTGTCCTTTAATCCGTTCATGTAAAGTTTTTACAGTCTGACCTATGTATACTTTACCCGACGGTGATGTAATCTTATAAATACATCCCATCCTTAATATTCCATATATTTTTATATTTTAATAAAAAAAACTCCTCCGCTGCGAATCGAACGCAGATTGCCTGGTTAACAGCCAGGAATATTAACCATTATATGACAGAGGATGTGATATGATACACGCTCTTTCGAACCAGAGCCTTAATCTGGCGCCTTAGACCACTCGGCCACGGCATCACAAAATTATAATGTCTGTACTCTTTAAGTAAGAATGTTCATTCCAATTTTAATATCAATTCTTCTACTGGTACTCGTTACACTTTTGTTACGTCGTTCCCGTAAAAATCCAGAGTATAAGTGTTTTCTTTTGACCCTGGAAACATCAGCCGACCGACGTGAAAAGTTTATTAAACATTACGATAAATCCGTACCTCTAGAAATCATATACGGAACTGATACCAGGAAACTCGAAAATGCCAAAAAGTACCAGAAAATAATCGAACCGAACTATTACCGCGAGGCGTTAAAACTTCACTATAACGCAAACAAAACGCGACCGGATATTACCTACTTCAATTTAGGGGCTATTGGGTGTTACATGGGTCACATGGAATTTTATAAAAGGTGTTTCGAACAAAACCTCAAGTACGCTGTTATTTTCGAAGATAACGTCATCATAAAAGATAAGCGCGTTTACCGGGAAATTCAAGACGTTATAAACAAAAAGGGTGACGATTTCGAAATGTGTTTCTTCCACTGCTTATCGCGATACCCGGATAAGGAAAGTGACGAAAAGAGCGGACTCGAACGTGTTAAATGGATTTCGAGTACCAAGTGTTACATAATACACGTCGATAATATGAAAAAGTACTATAAACACTTTTTTCCTATCGATAATCACGTCGACATGAAACACGAAGATATAATCGCGCGAGGTGCGCGTGTTTACTATAAAGATCTTCGACACTGTTTACACATTGACCGTACGCATAACAGTACCATCGGACACAGTAATTGGGGAAAACGTAAATTCTTTTCGAAACGGTACCCTACGGCAACCACCGACGAACTCGAGTATGGGTGGTAAATATATCAATTCCACGGTATATCTTGTGGACGAAACCGACACCCATCTTTTAAAAAGTCAACAAACTTTTTAAATTCTGGTTCAGTTATATCGGTATTTTCCATCGAATTAAGAACGTTACCGACATATTCGTTATACTTTTTATGATTACCTCTGTGTGTAAGTCTATTC